CAGAGTGTTTATGTAGGTTCTACAAAGATTTTTGGATAGGAATAACTATGGCTAAGAAACCTTCTCTGACTACAATTTCTTCAGGCTACTATTCTACTGGGCAACTAAATAATAACTTCTCTGCTATTAATACTGCTTTTGATAATACTCTATCAAGAGATGGTAGTACGCCTAACACTATGGCTGCCGACCTAGACCTCAACAACAACGACCTGATTAATGCTAAGGTAATAGAAGCTGGCCGTATTGTAGTTTCTGGATCAGATGTAACAAGCACGTTCCCTATTCTAGTGTGGAAGGGTAGTTGGGTTACAGCTACCGATTACGTTGTTAATGATATTGTTTACAATAGTGGTAGCTCCTATATTTGTTTGGAAGCTCATACTTCCGGTACTTTTGTGACTGACTTATCTGCATCTAAGTGGGAGTTGTTTTCAGCTTCTTCTTCTCTTTTGGATGAAGATGATTTCAGTTCTGACAGTGACACAGAGGGTGCTACTCAACAAAGCATTAAAGCCTATGTTGATACTCAAGACGCAGCCACATTAGCTTCTGCTGGTACTGCTGCGGAGACTTATGCTAACTCGCTGGAAGCTACCACCTCTCAAGCTAGAGGGGGTGCAGCAGGTGTTTTCCTAAGCCCCTCTGTTGTAGAAAGCGCCAGCGAAGAAGTTGAGCTTACCATCTTATCAGGCTCTGTAGCTGTAGATTGGAGTTCCTTCCTTAATGGTTATGTAACCTTTAATACTAGCCCTGTGACTTTGAGTGCCCCCACCAACGCTGAACCAGGAACATGGAGAGCCATCAGAGTTATTCAAGATGGTACAGGAAGTAGACTAATTAGTTTGGACTCGGTATACAAAAGACCTGGGGGGGCTGCTGTTACTTTGACTACGACAGCAAACGCCGAAGATATGCTGTTCGTGTACTGTGTGAATGCAACTAAGTTTTACGTATACGATCAATTGGATATGAAATAATGTTGTTTGGTGTACCAGGAGGTGCCTTAACTCAAGCACAAGATCCTATCTCCCTGCTTTATACTATTAATTATAGCTCTGGTTCTGACCGTACAGATAGCACTCCTTTGACTTGGACTGCAAACCTGGGTAGCTCAGGCAACAACAAGATGATAGTTATTGGAGTAAGCTGGGAAAGCAGCCCAAATGGTACTAGCTCTATCTCAAGCATGACCCTAGGAGGTAATGCTATGACAGAAATATGTACAGTAGGTGAGCTCTCCACTGGAACTTACAGCAGCTTGTATATGTATGAGACCAGTGTTGCCAGTGCTTCTGTCTCTATCGTGTTTGGGGGTACTGCTACTACGAAATCTTATCGAACAGGTATTTACATTCAAGCTCTAGATAAGGCATCTACGATTTCCTTACATAGCTACGACACACAGAGCACGGCAGTAACAGGAACTCAGGTGAGTTCAAACGGGTACCTCAAAAAAGGTCAAGCTATAGTAGTAAACACTACAGGCGCTGCCTGGAATAGCACTTCTTCGTATAACCACAGTGTTCTTGGCAGTGGTATCGTCGGGAGCCGAATCAGCGTAGGGGGGGAAAGCTCCACAACTCAACTAACACATGCTTACGTGAATAACTTAAGCGCAAGAACCGTAACTTACACAACAGAGAATATGACCCTCAGTAAGTGTCTCTGTTCAGCAGTGTTCAAATAAAAAGAAGGTGAGATCTACAATGGACGATAAAACATTAGTAGATTGGACAGCAGTATCTGTAGCTTTAGGGGCTTTCTTCGAACTGCTGCCTGCTATTAGCGCACTACTTTCCATTGTTTGGCTTAGTCTGAGGATATACCAAACAGTTAAAGAAATAAAAAAATTCAAAGGATGACCATGATTTTAAGAGGGGTAAAGTATGGAACTAGATTTCAGATTTCTCCTCACACTAGGTACAGCTTTAGCTAGTGTGGTAGGGGCCGCAGCTATTGTTAAACAAAAAGTTTTAACTCTAACTTCGCACCTTGAAGATATAGAACAACGCATAAGAAACCAAGCACACAGCATAGACAAGTTAAACACAGCAGCAGAAATGCAAAGACATAGGACAGATATCCTAGCATCCATGAGTTCCCCCGATAAACTAAAGCAAGAGCACTACGAAGTAGCTACTCTTATAGCTAAGGTTCAGGAACATGAAAAAGAACTAAACAAACTAACCAGTAAGAGTTGAGTATGTCAAGTAGAAACACAATTGGTACGGCTCAAAGACCAACACCTGTCAAAAAGAAAACTAGCATTGGAATGTCTGTAAGGTCTAGACCTACCAATAAAAGTAAGAAAAGGTCTTTTAAGAAGTACAATAGGCAAGGTAAGTAATGCTAGAGGAAATAAGGCAAGCAGCAGAATCTGATCTGAGTACTTTCATTAGCCTTGTAGCTCCTGAACAAGTACTAGGTCAGTGCCATGAGGATGTAATCTCTTGGTGGACAAGAGAGGATGCTAAGTCTCATCAGCTTCTGTTGTTTCCTCGTGACCACGGCAAGAGTAGACTTATTGCCTACAGAGTAGCTTGGGAGATTACAAAAGATCCCACACTTAGAGTTCTGTATATCTCCGCTACAGCTAACCTAGCTGAGAAACAATTGTCTTTCATTAAAGGCATTCTAACTTCTCCTATATACAGAAGATACTGGCCAGAGCATGTTAACGAAGAAGAAGGAAAGAGAACTAGGTGGACAGTATCAGAGATTAGTTTAGACCACCCGTTGCGTAAGAAAGAAAACATTAGAGACCCTTCAGTTTTTACAGGAGGTCTCACTACTTCTCTCACTGGCTTACACTGTGATATCGCGGTACTAGATGATATTGTTGTTTACGAAAATGCTTACACACTCGAAGGGCGAGAAAAAGTAAAAAGTCAGTATTCTCTCCTCTCATCTATCGAAGGTTCAGACGCAAGAGAGTGGGTCGTAGGAACTAGGTACCACAGCAAAGACCTCTACAACGACCTGATGCAAATGGTTGAAGATGTTTATGATGACAACGGAGAGAAGGAAACTGAGCAGAGTATCTACGAGGTACTTGAAAAGGCTGTAGAAAGCGAAGGGGACGGAGCAGGAGAGTTTTTGTGGCCTAGGCAAAAGAGAAAAGACGGTAAGTGGTTCGGTTTTGATAGGCAGATTTTAGCTAAAAAAAGAGGACAGTATTTAGATCGTGGCCAGTTTAGAGCACAGTACTACAATGATCCTACTGATCCAGACAATGTACCAGTCCGTAAAGAAAAGTTTCAATACTTTGAAAGAAAGTTCTTGACAAGAGATAATGGAGTATGGTACTATAAATCTAATAGGTTAAATGTATTTGCTGCTGTAGACTTTGCATTTTCTCTCAGTAAGAAAGCAGACTACACAGCAATTGTAGTTATAGGTATTGATTCCGAGAACAATGTTTATGTATTGGACATTGATAGGTTTAAGACAGATCGGATCAATGATTACTTTGACCATATACTTCAATTGGTAATGAAGTGGTCTTTTCGTAAGATTAGAGCAGAAGTTACGGTAGCTCAATCAGCTATTGTAAGACAACTAAAAGATTTGATTAGACAACATGGTTTGTCTTTGTCGGTAGATGAGTTCAGACCTAATAAGTCACAGGGTAATAAACAAGAACGTATTTCTGCTGTGCTTGAACCTAGGTATGATAATCTTCAGATATGGCACTACAAGGGTGGCAACACTCAGTATCTAGAGGAAGAGTTAAGCACACGAAATCCAGCCCACGATGACGTGATTGATGCTTTAGCTTCAGCAGTTGATATGGCAATAAAACCATCATCGAGTGTAATTAGAAATAAGAAGAGCAACATCATCTGGGCTAACAGTAAATTTAGAGGTGCAGCTTAATGGCAGGCGAAACTTTAGACTTAGAAAACATTATCAATCCAGATCAGTTAGCTACTGAGATTGGTAACAAATGGCGTGAGTGGGATAACCTACGTTCTACTAAATTAGAAGAATGGAAGGAGTTGCGTAACTACCTCTATGCAACTAGCACTAGTACTACGTCTAATGCTGTTTTACCTTGGTCTAACACCACAACTACGCCTAAGCTGACTCAGATCATGGATAATCTCCATGCTAACTATTTTGCTTCCTTGTTTCCACAGAACAAGTGGATGAGATTTGAGGCACACACCCAACAGGATAATCTTAAACGTAAGAGAGACACAATCCAAGCGTATATGGAAAACAAGATTAGACAATCTGATTTTGTCAACATCGCTTCTGATTTGGTTTACGATTACATTCAGTACGGTAATTGCTTTGCCACAGTAGAGTGGGAAGACAGATACAAGATTACAGAAGAGGGGGAATACACTCCTCAGTATGTTGGACCTAAGCTTGTAAGAGTTTCTCCTTATGATATTTGCTTTAATCCTGTAGCTGCGTCTTTTGACAAGACACCTAAGATCATTAAGAGTATCAAAACTCTTGGTGAGATTAAGTGAATGATTAAAGATAATCCTTCTAATGATTACATGAATGATGTTTTTAAGAGGATGACTGGAGTTAGGGCTGCTGTTAGAGGCTCTGACGGAAATGTTAGTAAGGCTGACGGTTTTATTGCGGATGGATTTTCTTCTATTCAGCACTATTATGAATCGGATTACGTGGAGGTACTAACATTCTATGGTGACATATACGATTACACTACAGATGAACTCCTTGTCGATAGACTTATTACTGTTGTCGATAGGGCTTACGTTCTAAACAATGTAGAGAACCCATCTTGGCTAGGCACTGCCCCCGTGTTTCATGCGGGGTGGAGACCAAGGCCAGACAATCTCTACGCAATGGGTCCATTAGATAATCTTGTGGGTATGCAATATCGTATTGACCACTTAGAAAATCTAAAAGCAGATGTGTTCGATCAGATTGCGTACCCAGTTATGAAGATAAGAGGTGACGTTGAAGACTTTGATTTTGAACCTGGAGCTAGAATTTATCTGGGAGAAGAAGGCGATGTAGGATACCTTGTTCCTGATAGTACAGCACTACAGGCTGACTTTCAGATTAATGCTCTTGAGAACAAGATGGAGGAAATGGCTGGTGCTCCAAGACAAGCAATGGGTATTAGAACTCCAGGTGAAAAGACTGCCTTCGAAGTTCAAACTCTACAGAACTCAGCTTCTAGAATTTTTGAACACAAGACGGCTCACTTTGAAAGAACTTTCATTGAACCTATTCTCAATGCAATGTTGGAAATAGCCCGTAGATATATGAACATGAGCGACACGCTAAGAGTAATTGATGATGCAACTGGTGTCGCTTTCTTTAGAGAGATCACAAAAGATGACATTATCGCATCAGGAAAAATTGTCCCTGTTGGTGCGAGACACTTTGCAGAAAGAGCACGACGTGTACAAAATCTCACACAACTATTCCAAATTAAAGCAACAGATCCTAGTGTTGCAGCTCACCTATCTGGTAAAGAACTTGCTAGGATTT